GAACATCGTCCAACTGGTGAGACTGGCAGGATTGAAAGATAAGAAATCATCCACCCCATCAAACTGAACTCCCGGTGCGACTCCGAAGGATCCCTCTTTGTAGAGAGGCTTCGCATCATCAATGGTTTGGATAGCCGAACGGGAGAACTGACTCGTATCAGGCCAAACCACAACCTGATCGTCATCGGCGAGACCTGTGATCTCCAAAGCCTCCCAATTGACGACGACACCGGGCAGGAAGCCCGGCACCCTTTCAATCAGTTCAAGAATCGATTTGACGTAGTAGTGACCTCCGTCATACTCGCGTTGATACCCTCCCTGGAATCTCACTGACCATTCTGTGAGACTCGAAGTCTCAGGAAATCTCAATTCGATCTTGAACTGTGCTGTGCCGTTGCCGAGGTCGTCAGAGAAGAAGGCGTCGAAGATTTGTATCTGATCGCCCGTAAAGCTCCAGGTTACTGATAGTGTAGAGTAGGAGCGATCAAAGCGAGATCGGCGCGAGATCGCAGCACTCTCGGTGGGACTCGTGATGGTTGCATTGCGAGGGTTGCCCGAGAACTCGATTTTCGGCAATGGCAGGCTTGTCGGCCAGGTGTTGTCAACTTGAAGGATCATTGGCCTCTCTTCAGCCTGTAGCTGGATTCCATAGAGCGTGTCACATCACCCCTTCCATCTCGTATCTCAGAACTGATCTCACCTTTAACGCGACGGAGGATAACCTCAACGATCCTCTCATCTCCTTCGTTTCGTTCCCTCACTTCAGGACGAACGTCCGTGTAGTTATTGATGACGACTCTGGTGTCTCCACCTATTTTGTCATTGGGAACGATGGTGCCGTTAGATGAAGGAGAAAATATCTCAGGACCGCGCTCTCCTACCAGATAGCTCTGTCCACGCGAGACGAGTCCACCCGCTGCTTTGGCACCGGTGATTTCAAGATTGACTGATTGGATGGTAGACACGATGCTCGCAGCCGCAGCAACGACTGTGGCAATCGCGGCTATGTTCGCCGGCCATGGTAGCGCAATGGCCTCGGCAATGCCTTGCTGAATCTTGATGGCTGACGTGGCAATAGACATCGCTTTGCTGGCAGCAAACATCGCTTTATAGGCCGCAGTCTGTCGACCCCCAAATGATTCAATTGCCTTGCCTAATTCGTCGAACATGTTCTGCCCAGCCTGAACGAGAACCTGAGCCTGCGCGAGCTGAAGTTGGTGAAGGCGTCGATTGTAAGCTTCCATAGCGGCGAGCTTCTCCTTGTTCGCCTTCTCTCCCATGTCAATGCCCTTCTTTTCGATCTCCGTCAAAATCCTGAGTTTATTCTCGTTCATCTCGATCTCTCGGGCGATAGCCGATTCCTGCGCCACCAAGCGATCTGAGAACAGATCCTGAGTTACCCCACCTGACTCTGTCCCATGTCCGATAATCCCGTGGGCCCTGAGCATGTCAGCTGTCCTCTCAGAACTCAATTCACCCTGCTGCCCAAGCTTCATCGAATCCATCAGCTCAGGGCCAGTAATGTCCCTCATATGCTGTGCCTCAGCTTTGGAGAAGAGTTCAGACCTTGGAGGCTGACCGAGGAGTTTCAACAGCTCAGTCATCTGGAGATCGTTCAGCTTCCGTTGGATCTTCTCTCCTCCACCCTTAGCAGCATCACCCACCCTGAGCACCGCCTTCTCGAGTTCCTTGGTACCTTTAGTCGCATCGTCTAGATTCTTCGTCATGTTCTTCAATCCCGGGTCCAGCGCCGGGAAGACAGCGACGGCAAACTTCATAAAGGTGCCCCACTCCCCTATCAAATCTTTCACCGCGTTCTTGCTATCGTCGACGAACTTCTTATCGACCTCAGCTGATTGCTGCCGGGCTTCCTTCAAAACATCAAGGGATTCGGTCACACCATCGTTGACAGCGCGAAAGGCATTCTTGACAGCATTCACCCTCTCAAATTGCATCTTGACATAGGCTGCGGCGGCTCCGGCAAAATCCCGGTCCAGCAGAGACGCCATCACCTTTGAGGCTCCTTCTGCAACCCCTCCCAGCGCCATCAATCCATCGATGACGGCACTGATTGAATTCCACCAAATCTTAAGAAGTTTGATCTGGCCGGTGACGGAGATCTCTAATTGAGCAAGATTCCTATTCACCAGCACATCTAGAATGATAGCGAGGGACTTGAGTGCCGTCCAAACCAGGCCCACCCCAAAGGCAAAGTATTTGACGACATCAATCATCGTCACCAGGATAGCAGTCAACCAACCACTCTCCTTCTGGGTCTCAACGAGCCACCTTATGACATCCCTCAGATTCTGATTCAACTCTAGCAACGCAGGAGCGAGAGTCTCTCCTAAGGTGATCAAGAAATTCTTCAACTGGTTGCCGGTAATCTCCCACTGGGCGGCGAAGGACTTCATTTGTTTGTCCGAGACGTCACCTATCACATCCCCAGCCGCCCGCAAGTCTTTCTCAAACGATCGAACCCTTTCAGAAAATCCAATCAAGGAAAGAAGGGCCGACAATGAACGATCATGAAATCCAAGCAACTGAAAAGCAGTCCTTCTCAATTCAACCGAAGCACCAGACATGACATCCTCGAGATCCTTCAAGATGTCTGCGGTGTTCCTCATATTGCCCTGGGCATCGAACACACTGATACCAAGATCATCGAAAGCCTTCTTATTGGTGATTGCTGTTCTCTGGAGATCACGAAGGACAATAGCAAGAGCTTCACCTGCTGCCTCACCCCTGAGTCCCTGCTCGGCGAAAGCAGCTAAGACAGCCACACCCTCTTCAACATCCTTGTTCGCCATCCTCAACGCGGCAGCGGCTTTGTTCGACAAGGCCTCGCTGAACTGCTCAACCGATCCCTGCGCCAAGATATCAGCCTTCACCAAAACATTGGCCACCCTGGCCATGTTCTTCATATACTCGGTGGTGTCTTGGGTCTTCAAACCTAAAGCGGCTTGGGCGCTGGTAAGAAGCTGAGTAGCTTTCTCCATCTCAAAGTTACCTGCGGTGGCGAACTTCATCGCAATAGGCAAAGCCACCATCTGCTGCTCAACATTCAAACCAGCCGAAGCGAGGTAGTAGAAAGATTTGGCGAGTTCATCGGCAGATTTGAGTCCCTCACCTGAAAGCGACAGTGCCAACTCTTCCATCTTCTTCCGGGTCTTGTCGCTCATGTCTCCCATGATCGCTGTAGACTGCGTCATGGCTTTGTTGAACCGAGCAAATTCAGCAACTGCCGCAGCCCCTATGACACCGAAGGCCGCAGTCACCCCAAGCGACAGTTTCGTAGCTGTCCTAAGCATCAAATCTGACGTGGAGATCATTCCACGCTCAGCTTCCATCAACCCGGCTAAGAGACTTGCAGGATCGGCCGACAAGCGAACGAAAAGAGTACCTAGAGCAATCCCACCAAATCCTCCTCTGAGTGATGAAGATATCATAGGTCAGTTGAGAGTAATTCCCAAAGCCGCTGCCCAGGTTTGTTTAGAGTTATGGGACTTCTCTTCTCCTGGTGTCTTCTCACCAAGAAGGAAATGATCCACTTTGACTTTGCTGGGGTTCTTCACGTAACCCCGTCTGACTTCGGCAGCGATTTGGGCAAAATACATATCGCGCTTTGAATTCCTGCGGTGGACGAGTTTGAGGTATTCGAGCCATTCAATGAATTCGGTGAATGTCACCCGAGACATCAACTCCCGCACTGGAATCCTGAGGTGGGAAGCGACTTCAAACCAACCGAGCCTCTCACCTCTCAGTCTTTTTTTGCTTCTTCGGTGGCTTTCTTCGACTCAACTTCGTTCAGGTAGTTGATCTCTTGCGCCCTTTTGTAGAGCTCCGAAACCACCGAGGAGGGCCAGCCTTGAATCTCTACCGGGAGGACGAGTTTCCCGTCTCGGTAGAGACACCGGCTGAGAAGGTCAGACTGCAAACCTTCGAATTTGTTGAGTCCAACGGGACGCCCCTGGACATCCAATCGCGTCCGCGCTGCCAGTTTGTCCAAAAACTGATCTCGCATCAAACTGGTCATTTCACGAAGTTCGTAGTGAACCTCACCCTCCCCGTTCTTGAGAGTGACAGGGAGGGACTTTATGGTGAGATCTAATGAGACAGGTTCGTTCATACGGCAATTGAATTACGAATTAGGTGTCGACGTTCGAGTGGTAGACCGGCGCTGTTTCGGCTCCG